TATACTGAAGTATAGTTGTTACGGACGGGTAATATACTCCTTCGCCTCTCTTATAAACTCTTCTATCTAAGAAATTAATCTGCTTTAGTTGCGGGTTAAAATCTAATCTCTTCTTTTCATTCTGTTCAAGAATGTTCATTCCTTGTTTAATCATAAGTTTAGTTTTTGCAACATTATCTTACTAAAATCTAGTTCTGTTGCGTTCTGTACTAGTTCAGTAAATTTTTTAAAACCCATTTCGGATGGATCCTTACCTGCTAGTTCTATTAGAAATACTCTAAATCCTGCTGATATTAATTTTTCAGCAATGCCTAAAGCTGCGTCTTGTGCATCTTCATCTAAAGCTATATAAATGTCAGTAAGACGGCTTGATAATATTTTTTTCCATAGTTCATTTGATATACTTTTACCTAAAATTGGTATTGCATTTCTTCGTATTGCTATTGCATCAAAAACTCCTTCACATAAAATTATTGGACAATCCCAGTTTATTAAGTTTTCATAGAATATTATGTCTTTGGAAGCTTCGGGGTTTTTATACTTAAAATAGTTGCCATCATAACTTCTTCCAACAAAATAGTTGAGCCTATTGGATCCAGAATAACTCGGTAAAATAACTCGTCCTCCATACTCTCCACTTGTGCAGTATCCAATACCATATTTAATAAAATCATTGTCGGTAAGTCCTCTCTCATATAAGTATTTTTTAACTAAGTTTGCAATTACTGAAGTGTTTGTTGCTTGGTCTAGTCTTTGGAACTCTTTTGGAAGTTCAACAGATGTTATACCTTTATACTCAATTTGAGATCCTTTAGGAAGATACTTTAATATCTGTAATGCTTGATCTTTAGGTGTATTAAGTTGTTTTAGGAGAGATCTAATTGTCCTGCCTTTAGTTTGACATACCCAACATTCCCAAGGGTTATGCCCTTTTTCATTAGTAGCCATGTTTATTTCAAGCTTAGGCTTTCTGTGGTTGCAGAAAGGGCAGTGAAATGCATAATTTTCTCTAGCTCTTTTATGAGATTTACCAAGTAAATTTTCAATAGAACCTAATAAAAAGGTATAATCCATACAGTTGTCCGTAACTATTATCTTATAATATAAGAATAATAATCCTAAATATCAACTAATTTTAAGTGTTTTTTTTGGTTTACCATTATATTTGAGGGTCTAATATCTAATTCTTCTGGATCTATTCCTAACCTTGCGGATTCTTTTTCTAGTTCTTCGATCCATTCTTCTGGTATGTCGCCTCTGAATTCTCCTAAGACTTCCATTTGTATAATGCCTAGTTTAGGGTTGATAACTTCTACATCGTATATTTTAGCAAAGTTGTTTGTTTTCTTACCTTTAAGTACTTCCGCGTGTTCTAGTTCTATTTCATCTGTTGTTACTTTATACACTCTCCCGTTAAGAAGGAAAGCAGAACCGTAGTCTCCAGATCCTAGATACTTTGCACCTTGGTCTCTTAGTGCGTCTGTTGCTTTTTCAAAAGCCGGATCGTAGTAAAGGATTTCCCCTAGTATGACTCTTGATAATTTCATATTTTCTATTTACTGTTAAATATAAAGTCTATTTTAGGGAACCATTCTCTTTCTCCTGGCTCGATGTCGTAGTAGTTACTCTCTTGTCTGATTTCGTATCCTTTGTTTTTAATAAAGTTAATCACATCTTTCCATTCGTTTTCTTCAAATTCACTCTTTACCTTGAAGCTTACACTACCGTGACCTTTGTCTTTCAAAGGATCGTTATCTTCCCTTCCGCTAGAGTAATCTCCCATTCTTACGTATGGTGTTATTCCAAACTTAGTATTAATCTCCCTAGCCAATTCAGCTTCTTCTTCTTTGTATTTATCAAAGTCTAGCTCTAAAAGTATATTAGATAATTTCATAGTTTATAAATTTTAACTTTAAGGTTACCTGTTCCTTTTATTAAACGATGGTATACTCCCTTTGGTATAAATAGTGATTCAGATATGTTTATTGGTAATTTATTCTCTAGTTGAAACATCCAGTCTGTTGTTTTTAAAGTCTCTATTACCCTATCCTCTCTATCTCTATGCCATACAAATTCGTCTTCAGGAGTAGTTTGAGTAAACTCTCTAATTGAGTAATTACCTTTTATCTGTTCTGTATAGGGTCTCATTTTTTAACTTTATATTGTTGCTGCGAAATGTTTTAAGTGAAAGTAAGAATCACTTGTATAGGCATTAGGGTATATGGTAAGTGAGTTATTAGTTGGTGATTGAAATGCTGTTACAAAACCTCCTGTCGGAGTGTACCAAACGTAACTTGTACCTCTTTCATATCCATAGCTAAAATTACTGAGTGATATAGTGATGTAACTGTACGTATGTCCGTTTTCTATTCCCGGTAAGAATAGTTTTTTGCCGTCTGCTGTTTCTGCAGCAGTAATATGTAGTCTGTTTACGGAAGGTGATGATCCAGGTTTCCAAACTATACCACTTACGTTTGTTGTTGGGTAGCTAAGATTTATTTGACAGTTGGTAGCACTTAATGCTATAACTCTATACTTTGATGTATTAAAACCAGTAGTAGTGCGGAAGCCTTTTTGGGAAGAGGAAATACCTTTGAATGCGGCACCGCCGGAAGACCAACTAGGAGCAGATATTGCTGGTACTACACTCCCAGCCATAAAGTTCAAACCTAAAAAGTCACTTGGTGTGTTGGTATTACCGCTATCAAAATTCGTAGCAGATGTTTTCCTAAGATCTGATGCTTTTATATTAGTAGTCCCAATTTGTGTTACTCCCATCGTCTTATGTTTTTTACCAGTACCCGGAGAAATTCTTAGATCCTCCTAATGATTTCCAATAACGTCCTATGTTACAAGACCAGTATCCTGCTTTTGTTTTATCTTTTTTAGTAGAGCATTTATGTCTTGCTGCGAATGATGCTCGTGCTCCAGGTTCTTTTATTTTTACTGATAAGTTGCCGCTATCTCCAAAGTTTACTTTTTTTACATTACCTGTTTTTGGATTCTTAACATACACAAAGAACTTTTTAGGTCCACCTCTTTTAGGTTTGTTTAGTGGTACTTCTCTTCCTTTATATTCAGCTTCGTTAACACCTACTTTATCTCTTTGTGCAAATACTTTTGCTTTATCCTCATCAGATAATTTACTAAAGCTTACACCATCGAATTCACGATGTGCAATTAAGTCTAATCTATCTTCTTCTTCATGACTTAATTTTCTACCCTTATATTCAGTAGCTTCTCTTATCATAGGTAAATCTAAAGGTACTTTACTACCTTCGTATACTCCATACATTCCAATATCAGTATCTTCTAGTAACTGTATATCTTCTTCGTTGAGTTCTATAAGACCGTCTCTCCAGGCATTTCTTGCTTCTGCAAATAAATCTATAAAGCTTTCACTAGAATAACGGTAGACATTCTCATATAAAGAGAGATTGTTATCTAAATGGTACTGTAATGATGGAGTTCCTATTATTTGTTTTAATTTTATCATCTTATTTTATTTAGTATTTCTTTCTTGCCACTCTTTTGATATCTTATCTGAATTTATAGGTCCGCCTTTTGCCCATGTTCTACAACTACGAGCTGAGTGACATTTAAAGTTGTGCATCCAGCAGTAGCCTAATCTTCCTTCTTCATCTGAGGTTATCCCTGGCATACATTCATCCATTCTTGGTGAAATATCAAAAGCTACACAGTTACTGCAATTTGTATCCTTTGCTGCTTCCTCTGTTGTATTCCAGTACTTTGCTATTTCTTTCCAGTAGCTACCGGGTTTATTTACGTTTAGCGGTCCATACTGTATATGTTGAGCTTTTATAGATGCATCTCTATTTTTTGTATTGAGCATCAAATCCTGTGTAGCAGCGGGGCAAGATTTGTTATTTTCTTTTAATAGTATGTCTCTTAATTTCATAAGTTAAAATCTTTTCTAAAAAATTTACCCAATACATTATCATTTATATAAGTATTTCGATTCTCTAGTACTTCATTTATAAATAGGTATTTACATTCATAATATGTAAGTAGCTTTTTATTAGGTACGTACTCTAAAATTTTTCTTTCAAAACTATTAGGGTCGTTTTCTTTAACTAATTTTAAAATTTCTTTATGAGATCCGTAATAATCTTTCCAATCAGACTCTGTTACAACTTTTTGTTTCAAGGGTATTCTACCTCCGATTCCTTTAGCTTTTCTTTCTTCTCTCAAAGCTTCTAAAGCTCTTTTTCCTAGTCTTTTATTACGTTCGAAGAATAAAACTTTCTTACCTAGGTACTTTTGGCCAGTAGGTCTATGAGTAGTTTCATAAATAAAACCATAAGTACCTTCTGGCATATCTGATATCTCAGTTACTGTTTTTCCTTTATATGTCCATCCAGGGATTGTTGCCATACTATTGAATTTAGTAAATTATAAGTTAAGAAACAACTTTATTCAGGTTTTGTTGGTAAAGTGTAGGGAGGTGTTTGAGAGGTTACATCTCTTAACGCTTGTCTATAAGTAACCCATTCATCTAACTTAGAACCTGTAATTGGGGAATGAGGTAGAACTACCCAATCTGTTTCTTTAAGTAAGCTATCTCTTTGTGTCCTAGTAGCACTTAGTGATTTTATGTTCTCTTCCTCACTAGTATATGGTACTTCTGTGTGTGTATTCTCTATTACCCTAAATCGCTTAGGTGAACGTGCTTCTCTCCACTCTTCTTTAGTTAATTCTATATTAGGTGTAGGTATTTCACTAATATTGGTATAAATGTCTGTTGGGTAAAACCCTTCATAATCTCCTGTGTTGCTATTGTAATGTCCAAAGTATTTTTTTTCCATAATTTTTTATTTTAATAACCAAATGCTACCCAGAACCCATATGAAGCGTCAAGTATTAAGCTTGCTTTGGATCTACTATAATCATAAACGTGGTTGTAACCGCTAGATCCAGATGAGTTTCTATTAGTAGAACACACAACAGAATGAACAGCATTCGGGAATGTTGTTGGGAATGTTACTAGTCTCGGGTTTGATGTATCGTATATATGCCCCCACTGTATTATTAACCCTCCAGGTAATTTCGTATAATTATCAAAGTTATCTGTGACATTATTAGTAGTGGTAGTTCCTGTGTTTGGTCCTTCGTCTACAGATACAACTAAATTACTAATATCTATTCCATTTAGTTTACTGTACCTATAGGAACTAGTACCTAATTCACTATTATTAGCGGAACTAACTGGTCTAATATGGTGAGTTGCCATTGTTCCACCTGCTGTTTTGAATAATATATCAAATTCATCCCCTGTGTTATCCAATCTTGGCATTGTCACAAATTTTGTATCAGAAGATACAATCTGTATACCCCCAGATTTCAATTCTACAAAGTTACTAGGAGTTTGTATGCTTGCAGTCTTGTTTGAAATTGTAGGTGTTGTAACCCAGCCGTTGAAGGTATGAGAGGCGTAATTAGCAGTATAACTACTACTTGTAGAACCCCATGAGTATTGCTTTTTAGCTCTAGCTGTATATCTCCACTTATATCTAAACTTAATATCCCCACCTGCACTTAATTGCATATTTATCTGCTTATCATTAATTGCAGATTGAGTTATCCAAGTAGGGTTGGCGTTAGCTGTCGTATCATTATCCTCCCAGGTATAACCTGATCCTGGAGCATCTCCATCGTCATCTGAGGGGTCATCATTACCACCGTCGCTTGGACCAAATCCTTCTGCTGCAGCATTGTGTGAGAGTATACCGTCAGAAATATAGTTATGTGTTGGTGATACTTCGAATGTAAATACTTGTTTATTTTCTGAGTTTTCTAATATTACCGATTCAACTACTTCTTGCTGAATTGTATTATTCTCTAGTGTGTATAGTAGTGTTTCTCCTGGTATTAAATCTTTAACTTTTAATCTTTCGTTACCTGCGATTGCAAATTCATGACTATCAGATACAACAACCTCTTTTAGGTTTGTTACAACTCTGTAAGTTTCTTCAACTTCTCTAGAACTTACTTGTGTAATTTCAGCTTCTGTTACTCTGTTAGTATTTTCAGAAAACTCTATACCTATAATTTTATCCCCTACTGTAATGTCTTTAGCTAATTTAAAACCTCCATTTTTTACAGTTATCTCTGTATTAGCTTCTACTGATTGGAAGCCTGGTTGCAGACCAGTTCCACCTGTGGATGATGATGATGATCCTGAAGCGTAGTAGTATGTCCATGAACCTTTATTTTGGAAAGCATAGGATTCTCCTATTAATGTAGAACCTAACACAGTGTTATCGCTCACCTTAACTGCTTCTATATATAAACTTGCTCTGTTATATGCTGGGTTAGGTTGAGGGTAGAGTCCGTGATTTGCACCGGCGGTTGAAGTATATGTTGGATTTGAAACACTATTAGAATATTCACCCGATGGTTTTCCAACTTTAAATGATGGGACGTCTACAAACATAACATAGTCTCCAGGTCCTCCAGCAGTATATGTTTGGGTACTTAGGGTACCGTTTACGTATGTATTTACATCGTTATTATTAGAACTGTTTGATGAGACAGAGAAAGAATTACTAATACTCAACCCTGTAATATTTGTTGACTGACCACCTGTAGGAGTTAATGACCCTACTGGTGATAGAGATAATTTTTTAGATCCTGAGGAGAACATTGCAATTTCCGGGGTATTAGGATCTAGTATTAATTCTGAATCTGAATCTCTTAGTACGTTTGTAGTTTCATCTATAACCCAATCTCCAATCGTTCCACCATCTGCGTTTACAATACCGGAAATATTAGCGTTTGATGCTGTCATATTTCCTTCTGAATCTACTATAAAAGAAGATGTGACTGATCCAGTTGCCTCAGGTATTGCTAAAGAACCTCCAGCTAATGTACCACCTAGTATTGACCCTCCTTCTATTGTTGTACCGTATATCTCCGAACCGTAAAGAGCACTAGCACTAATTAATCCTTTAAAATATGCTTGTCCTGAAGATGATATGTAAAAGTTAGGTGAGTGAAAACCTCCGTTCGAAGCTATAGTTATTCCTGTGGTTGTAAACTCTGCTGTATCAGGTGTCGGACTTGAATAAATTGCACTATCTGATATTGTCCATCCTCCTACTGTCCCTGTATATATATCGGATGTTTCTTGTACTATAACTCTATCGATGTATAGAGCTTCATTACCTAATGCATCCCAATTTAATATGTTAGGTGAAGCGTACTTAGCTGTAGAAGTAGGTGTGTAAATAGCTTGGTATACTCTATAAGCATCCTCATTTGTTTCTATATTGTTAAAACTTGGTACTGATGCTCCATCAACTGAAAAGTTAGATAGTGGGCCTTGTGCTCTAGATCCATCTGCAGCTCTTGTTTCATTTACGGTATTACCACTAATTGCTACAGTGTTAGTTGGCATGTCGGAATCTAATTCCGCCATTCTAATATATAGCCCGTTATTACTTGTTTGAGATGACTTTAATCTTACTATTAACTTATACTTCTTACCACTTTCTACTGAGAAAGCACTGAAAGCGGCACCTATACTATTATCGCTGTTTGATTCTAACGCTACTACTCCATCTGAGGCTGAACCTGAATATGATATATTGCTTGCTGTTGATGAACCATAGATGGCGTATACACCTGCTGGTCTACCGTCACTTGCTACTTGCAAGAAATTAGGATTAAATGTCAACGAAGCTGCTGACATTGGATCTTCTGTATTTAACGTGTTTGCTAAAGTTAAGTCTGTTCCTCCTATTTCTACCGTACCGGTAAAGGTTCCGTTTGCACCTGTTATGTCTGCTCCGGATAGACTACCTTTAAATCCTGCGTTACCGTTTTTATCTACGTAAAATTTATTCGTATGTATTGCGCCGCTTGAAGATACAATCAACCTACCTGCAGTAGATGTATATGTGCTTACATTTTCGTCTGTTCCTGTAAATAGCTTATCACCGTGTATTGTATACCCACCTACTGTTCCTCCTGCTGCTGTAATATTCCCTGAGAAAATACCGCTAGCACCAGTGATATCTCCTGCAAATTTAGCGTTACCTGATGTATCTATTTCAAACTGTGTTCCTCTAATACTACCGTTATCTAAATCTATCCTTGTTCCTTGTGTTGAAAAATCTCCAGATCCATGTATATAGTTAGTAGATTCTACTCTACCTGTATTAACCATTTCACCTGTGATTGAGGTTACTTGTAGGTAATGTGCTTCAATTGCCGGATCTGTTCTTAGTAAGAAATTAGTAATGTTCTCTCTTAACTTACTATTAACACTGCTTAATCCGTATATATTTAAATTTATCAATCTACCACCTCTAGGATTTGTCATTAAGAACCCTATCACTGCTCCACTTCCTGATATAAATTCACTGGTGGTGGCTGTCATTTGTGTACTTCCGGATACTCCTAAAGGCATTACAATGGAACCACCTTGAGGCAGCCTTTTTAACTTTGTAATTTTTTTACCGGTATCGCTATTTGTATCAGTACCAAATTCCGTAACTCCTGAGAGTATTGGATGAGATGACGGTATACCTGAACCTGTAGCTAGAGCTCCTTGTTGCCAGGTTCCAGAAGCGTCTACGGTAGTTACTATAGGCCATTCTGTATTGTATGATCCTGTGTAGTTAGCCTCAATATTATCATTACCTGTTACTAATACTGATTTTCCTTGGTCAAATAAGTTTAATGCTAATTGAACTTCTGAGCCGTTTATCGCCCAGTTACGGCAATCAAAAACATACATATCATAATCTACACTATCGTACCCTACAATATTTGATGGGTTTATATTCCCATCTGAATCATTATTATTATCATAGAAATGAGAACCGTTGTTTCCTCCGGTATATCCTAAGTTACTTATTTCTGATATAGTAAAAGCAGAAGTTGATGAGTTAGCACTTCCTGTTGCGACTAGAATAATATTGTAGTCAGATTTATTTTTTGAAGAAGGTGTTGCAAAAGTATCAGGGTTAGTAACTGTTATGTTACCCACAACACTTAAGTTTGTACCATCAAAACTAAGTTTAGGAGATGTAGATCCTCCTAGTTTAAATGTACTATTTTCTAGATCTAACTGGGTTCCATATTGTGCTCCCCAATTAGTTGAAATAATTGCTCCTGTTTGAACTGCGTTACCTGATATTCTTGTTGCTTGTCCAATCGTAGCACCGGCGGACATTTGCATCAATATTAATTTATTATCTGTATGTGCTGCTACGTCGTCACTGTAGTGAATTACTATCCCAGGTCTAAAGTACTGTGCTGTACTACCATTACTTGTTGTATCTATAGTACCCAAAGGAGAAGTGAAATCTCCATTTTTAAATGCTTCGTATACCGCACCTTCAGATTTAATAGTAAGTCTCAATCTAAAATATTGAGCTTCAGAAAAGTCTGGGTCATCATCCCAAGCGTTAGTTGCTAGATCATGTTCAACAGTGTCAGCTCCAGGCAGGAACTCTTTTACCATTATTTTTCTGGATTGTAAATAGAAACCGCAAATTAATTGGTCATAATCAAATCTTTGTGGAGATTCTTCGTATAATCCTAAATACGTTGCTGGGTACTGGTCTCCTGCTATTACATCCCATTCGAATACCTGTCCTTCGTTTCTATCGAAAACTGCTTTTGTATGGAATCCTTCATCCCAAGCGCTTGACCCTGTATTTTGGAATGTTGCTCCAGCTGTTGGTGAGGTAACTGCTGTAATAAGCATACCGTCTGATGAGTCAAATACATTATCATCTAATGTACCGGGCCAAAATCCGTATACTAAACTTGGAGAAATTCCTGGGTTTCCTATTCTTAAACTAGAGCCGTTCCAGATTAATCCATCATCTCCAGAGCCTGAAAGTATAAATGTACCATCGTTGCCCATATAGGACATCCAGTTAGATGCGTTGTAGTAACCTAGTTTATCTCCTCCAAGATATAACCCAGCTCCATTAGGAGTGTCTCCTAATGTATTTAGTGTCATTTGAGCGGAAGGTCCGAAATCGTAAGTTGTAGGATTTACAAATGAACTAGTTACTGCTATTAATGTCTCTATTGAACCTGTTGCTGCATCGGCAGTTGCTTGGGCGGATGCTGCAGAACTTGTAGCAGCGTTTGCGGTTGATTGAGCTGATGCTGCAGAACTTGTTGCTGCATTTGCAGTTGATTGAGCATCAATAATTGATCCTGTAACATCAGAAACTGCTCCGTCTGCATACTCTTGTAGTGATCCTGTTGCTGTATTTAATGCTGCTGCTGCAGTTGTTTCTGCTGCTGTTTGTGCATCATTACTAGCAGTAGTTGCAAAGTTTTCTGCTGCTGTTTGAGCTGCAGATGCTGATAGAGATGCAGTTGTTGCTACGTTCCCTATTGATGTTTCTAACGATCCTGTTGCTGTATTTAAGGCTGCTGCTGCAGTTGTTTCTGCTGCTGTTTGTGCATCATTACTTGCAGTAGTTGCGAAGTTTTGAGCTGCTGTTTGTGCTGCAGATGCTTCTGCTGAAGCGGTAGATGCTACGTTACCTATTGTTGTTTCTAATGATCCGGTTGCAGTATTAAAGTCTGATAGTAGAGCGTATGTTGTGTTTGTGATTGTTATACTACCTTCTATGGATAGATTTTCTCCATCCCATACTAGCTTATCTCCTAGAGAGAAGTTACTTGAAGAGTCTAAATAGAATCCAGTATCTGCATCACTGTGTGTTCCTTCTCCGTTATATAGTTTAGAGTCTTCTAAAGTTATACCTCCTATTTCTCCTGCTCTTGCAATTACTGTACCGTCAACTGTTAATTCGTTATTTGTCCATGCTAATCCTGTGCTTCCTGAATCGCCTAGTAGGTAGAACTCACCTGAGGAGGATATTAAAGTTCTCCACATATTACCGGTAGTCCCTAGTACGTTTGCTTCTCCGTAGAACCCTAATTTATCTGCTCCTATATATAACCCTTCTCCTGAAGGTGTTGCTGGGAATGTTATTTGTCCTGCTGCATCTACTGATCTTGTTAATGCTGTATTGATTGAACCTGTTAATGCATCGGTTGCTGTGTCCGCATACGATTCTGCTGCTGTTTGAGCAGCATCACTAGCAGTGGTTGCAAATGCTTCCGCAGCAGTTTGTGCGTCGCTACTAGCAGTAGTTGCAAAGTTTTCTGCAGCTGTTTGTGCTGCTGATGCACTTAATGATGCTGTTGTTGCTACATTACCTATTGATGTCTCTAGTGAGCCGGTTGCTAAATCTAAATTTCCTTGTACAGTCGATGCTTCTGCAGATGCTGATTCGGCAGTTTCTGTTGCTGCTGATGCAGTAAGTTGTGCTTGTAAAGCTGATGTACTTGCGTCTTCTCCTGCTTGTTGTGCTGTTGCTATTGAACCTGTTAGAGAGGCTGATACTGCATTACTAGCGGTAGTTGCAAAGTTTTCTGCTGCTGTTTGTGCGTCACTTACGCTTTGATTTGTAGCAGCGTTTCCTCCTACTATATTTATAGTCCCTGCAATAGTTAGCTGTTGTCCATCCCATTTTAAGAAATTGGTAGCACTTCCTGTTAAAAAGAAATTCCCGTTATCAGCCATATAAGTTCTCCAGCTGCTTCCTGAATAAAAACCTAGAGCTGAATCACCTAAGTATAGTCCGTCTTGTGTTGTTGAAGGAGTTCTAACTATTCTACCTGAAGAATCTGTAAATGTATTTAACGACTGTGTAGCAGCTGTATCTGATATAAGCTGTGATTGATCGTATGTTGTATCAGATGCGGTTACCCATTCGCTTCCACTAAAAACATATAATTGATTACCTGCATCTGCATCTATCCAAATATCTCCTTGGTGTCTACTTTCCGTTGCTGGTGCTTCATTTTGTTTAAATATTGAATTTAACCCAGCTTGTACTAATTCAAATGCTGCGTTGGTTTGTGCTTGAGTTGCAAATGATGCATTTGATGCTGATATTGATGCTGATAATGCTGTATCTAATGAACCTGTAGCGGTTGCTAGTGCTGCTGCTGCGGTTGTTTCTGCAGCTGTTTGTGCTTCTGATGCTGCTGCTGATCCACTTAATATAGCATTAGCTGTTGATGCTGATGCAAATGTTTCTGCTGCTGTTTGTGCGTCACTTACGTCTGTTGATGTAGCTGCATTACCTCCTGTGATATTAATAGATCCTTTAATGCTTAATTGTCCTCCATCCCAAGTTAAAAATTCTCCTTGATCACTTCCTGTTAAGTAGAAGTTTCCGTTATTAGACATGTAGGTCTTCCATTCACTTTCGGAATAAAAACCTAATGCTTCATCTCCTAAGTACAGTCCTGCAGATGACGTATCCGGTGTTCTTACTATTCTACCAGATGAGTCTGTAAATATATCTAAAGATACATTATCTATTGCTCCTGATATCTGAGTTATTTGATTATAAGTTTCATCTGGGGTTGTTGCCCATCCTGTTTCGTCTCCTGACCATATCTTTACAGCGTTTCCTTCGTCACTATCTATCCACATATCCCCTATAGTACCTGATGCAGTATAAGGTGCTTCGGCTTGTCTAAATATAGCTGATTTACCAGCTAGTACTAAGTTTGCTGAGTCTAACCCTGATTGTAGTGTAGCTGTTGATGAGCTAATTGATCCTGAGAGTGAAGCAGAGACTTGTGATATTATAGCTAAAGAAGCTGATTCTGCTGCTGCTGCAGATGCTGATGCCTCAGTTGATGCATAATCTTGAGTTGCAGCGTTTCCTGATGTGATATTTATTGCTCCGGCTATCTCTAATGTTCCGGTCGATGAATCCCATGCTAATTTATTACCTTCAGAACCTGTTAAGAAGAAATCCCCTTGATTATCCATGTAGGTTTTCCATTCACCATCTTTATAGAATCCTAAGTTTGTAGAAGCTAAATAAAGTCCTTCAGCTGATGCTGTTGGTGGTCTTACTGCTCTACCTGCACTATCTGTAAATATTTTTCCATCTAATGTATTAGTAGTATTCTCTACTGATGCTGAATATGCTGCGTCTGATGCTGATATTTCTGTTCCTAGAGAGCCTGATAATGAGCTTGTTGCTGCATTAAGTTCTTCAGTGTTTACACCACTACCTCCTGTTATATCTATATTACCTTTTATATTGAGGGTTGTTCCATCCCAGTATATGTAATTTGCACCTGTTGTTCCTGTTCCTACCCTAAACTTACCGTTACCATCTAAGTATACTCCTGTTCCAGT